AAATTTTTCTTAATCATTGGAAACAACGGGTTGGTCCTACTAAAGTTCTTAACTGGACCCCTTATTATAAAAAAGAATTTTGGAAAGATAATGTCGTACGTATTGGTTTATCAGCAGGTTTTATTGAGCCTTTAGAAAGCACTGGTTTAGCACTTATTATGGAGGGTGCTCATCAACTACTGATAGCTTTGAGTGGAGCAGGATTTACATCATACGATGTTGCCATTTATAATGCTGTTATTCAAAATTTTTTTGAAGAATCTATTGATTTTGTTGGATCTCATTATACCTTAAATACACGTTCCGAATCTTTTTGGTGTAAAGCACGATCTCAAATTAAAAAATCTAAAAGACAACTTTTATATAGTAAACTTCTTAAAAATTCTCCCCCAACAGACCGAGGTTTTCTTTCTTATTCTTTCTTTACGAGAACAAACTGGGATATATGGTTAAGACAGCAATGAAAGATAGAACTATTAATTTAAAAGTAAGTAATATTACACCAAAACAGTGGTCCAGTTTAGTTATTGAACTTAATTTGGTAGCTGACTCATGGAGACCGTATGGACCTCAAATTAAATTAAAAACACGTGACCTTGACAAAATAATAAGATGGGGGAGAAGTAAGCATGAAAATATTAAAAAAGGTAAACGAAGCCACTCAATAATGGGACCGACCGAAGAATCCGAAATATAAAGCTGCAGTAGATCAGTATGAAATATATCGTAATAATACTCTTGCTAAGCACAAGCGGGGTCGAAAGAATCGAGCTCAAAACAAACGAGTCAAACTGCGGGGAAATAGCTAAAGCGTGGCGTGAAGTTAATACCACTTATCACGCTTCATGGAACGCGGAAGCTAAGCAACAAGGAAATTATACCAAGGATGGTAAACTCATGATTGGTTATATTTGTAAATGATTATTTTTATAAAAGATAATTTTATAACCAAACAGGATTGTGATTGGGCTATAAAAACATATAAAAAAAATAAAAACAAAGCAAAACATTTTAGAGATGTATATCCTTTAGAAGTACCTCTGGGAAAAATACATAATAAATTAAATAAAAAATCAAAAGAATTAAACAATTCACAAGTAGACTGGGCTGAAATAGTAAGGTGGCCGATAGGAAGTCACCAACCTTTACACTTTGACAATGCAAAAGAAAACACAACACTAGCTTCAATAATTTATTTAAATGATAAATTTGATGGAGGACAAACTTATTTTGAAAATGGTAAAGTAGTTAAACCTAAAAAAGGAAGAGCTCTATTTTTTGATGGAAAATATTTTAAACATGGGGTGAACGCTGTAAGTGGTTCAGAAAGATTCGTTATAGCAGCATGGTATAAACCTATAACACAAGAGGGATATGTGAAATAGGTTATTGTGGTGAGAATACAAACCCTCTACCACATTTTGGCCACATTGTCAAATACTTTGTGCTGGAGTGCAATTATACTTCATGGCAATCTTACCTTTGTTGACATAGCTATAGCCCATTTTAGATAAAAGCTTTAAAGACTCCTGGTGCGCAGCACGCGAACATTCATACCAGCTATCATATAAAATGGGAGACTGTGCCGGAGACAGGCATACACTCGGTGCGCTTAAAAAAGAACACACCCATATTGTTAAAGTAAATTTTATCATTGACAAAGTTTTAAAAAAGTCCTATATAATAGTTTAAATGAAAGGAACACATGACTGATATAACCAAATACCGTAACGTTTCGCTAACACATAAAGTCTATAGCATACTTATAAAACTATCAAAACAATTATTACCCCATGAAGATTTATCTATTAGTAAAACAATAGGGGCATTAGCAAAAGAAAAAGATAAAAGTTTAAATGGTAAAATTAAAAAAATACAAGGTAAGTAAAAAAATTTGTGACGTGTGTAGAGGCAACGGATATGTTAAGGTTGTCCATATTGATCAAAAGAATCACGTTCACCAATGCTGGGAATGTGATTCCGAAGGAGAATTTTATGTATACAAAGATAATGTTAATTACGGCAATCGCAATACTTACAAGTTCTTGCACTGAGTTTGCAATCTTAGCAAGCGGTAGCTCTTTGGCTATAAGCCAGAATACTTATGCCAAAGCGTATAACGCGATAGATATGGGAGTGGTTATTACCACCAAGAAAGGAATTAAACAACACGCCTATGAAAAAGGGAAGAAATATATTGTTGATTACGGAAGAGCTAAAGCGCTCGGAATCATGAGTAAACACTAATGAACATTTGTGATGCTGCATATGTAGCTGGCTTATTAGATGGAGATGGCTCTATTTATTTTAAAAGACAGAAACAGAAAAAACATAACCGACCAGGTCAGCCCACTCATAATGTAACTGTCATTAGAATAGAAATAGCTATGACCGATAAGGACGTTATTAAATGGTGTCATGACCTTTTTATGTGTGGCTCTTTTAATGAACGTAAAGTTAAGCAAGGGTATAAAAGACAATGGCGTTGGAGAGTATCTCATCGAGATGCTTTGTACGTTGCTAAAATACTTTGGCCATATGTTCAGGTTAAACTCCACAAAATTGAACAAATTATAGATCACTATGAACCAAGAGCGCAAGAGCTGGGTGATAATGTAGTAGATCTAGCACTCGAAAGAGAGATAAGGAAATTAGAACATGCCAGATAAAAAAGACGATAAAAAACAAAACGTAAACTATGGTATATTTACATGGGGACCTTGTATAGTTCACTTAAAAATATCAGAAGATTTTCATAAGTTATTATTAGAAGAAGCTAATGCCAGTAGAGTTAAGGAACTAGATTATCGAAGTAAACTGGCAGGAGTCATTAAAGAAGAATATATGTTTCGTAAAAAAGAAACACTTCTTCCATGGATATCTCAAATTTTAGGTATTTATGATGAAGCATTTCAAAAACATAAAAATGTTTTTTATAAAGAAGGAGAAAAACCAAACTATTTACTAACAGCTTTGTGGGTAAACTATATGAAAAAACATGAGTTTAATCCACCCCATGATCATGCAGACGAATTATCTTTCGTTATTTTTTTAGATGTACCTCCAGAAATAACCAAGGAACAAGAAGAATATGATGGTAGATCTGGTGGACCTGGTTCACTTGGATTTTTATATGGAGAAGGAAACAGACAATCTATAACTTATCAATCAGTTAAACCTAAAAACAGGGATATGTTTATTTTTCCTGCATGGGTTAAACACTATGTAGCCCCATTCTATTCTGATGTGACTAGAATCTCAGTGTCCGGAAATGTAGCTACGGCAGTTCCAATTAAAGACATGAAAAAATATAATGAGATGAAGAAAGAACATGCTGGACCCACAGGATAAAATTTTTGTATTAATATTTAGTGGCTTTACATTTATCGTAGTCCTAAGTCTATATATGTTATTTTTTGTAGTATGAAAAAGACAATAAAACTAAAGAAGAAATATAAATATATCAGTGGGACACAGATCACGGACCAAGGATCACGGATCTACGATATAAATGGTACTAGACTTCCGTCTGTAACTACGATATTAAGCGCTACGAAAAATCAACAATTTTTAAAAGACTGGAAGAACAAAGTCGGTGAACAAGAAGCAGAACGAATCAAGAATCTATCATCAAAGCGGGGGACTAGTATGCACAAATTCCTTGAGTCTCACATACAAGGTGTTGGCTACGATGATCTTACGCCAATCGGATGCCAGGCGAAGCCCATGGCCCAAAAAATTATTGAAGAAGGTTTGCTTCCTGTGGAAGAGTATTACGGTTCAGAAGTCACATTGTATTATCCTGGGTTATACGCTGGGTCTACTGACCTGGTTTGTAATCATAACGGTCTAGATACTATTATTGATTTTAAACAAGCGAATCGACCCAAGAGGATAGAATGGATCGATGACTATTTCTTACAAATTGCTGCATACTGCATGGCTCATGACTATGTTTATAAATCTACCATTCAACAGGGCATAATAATGGTATGTACTCCTGACCTATATTACCAAGAATTCAAGTTTCAAGCCGCTGATTTAAGGTCTTGGAAACACAAATTTCTCAAGAGACTCGACATGTTTCATGAGTTAAAGTTTGATGAGAAAGAGCAACAAAATGTCAACATTAAGGCAGAGGACTTCAAATGAAATGGCCAACCCTAGTAATAGATAATTTTTTTAATAATTTTGAAGTTGTTAAAAAATTGTCAGAAGAAGTAGAATATTTTCCTCCTGCGGATGGCAATTGGCCTGGTATGAGATCAAAACTTCTTCACGACATAAACTATCCCTTCTTTGAGATGACTTGCTCAAAAATGATAGAAGCTCTTTACCCTATGAATTACGAAAACATTAAATTTACTGCCAGGATGACGTTTCAAAAAATACCTTTCCAAGGGACTGGATTTATTCATCAAGATGATGACGAAATCTCTTCTATTATTTTTATATCCGGTAAAAACTCTGGAGGGACCAGTCTTCATGAACCCAAGACTTATCCTTATGACAGAGATGGGTATGTCCCCCTGAAATGGGATGCTTATAAAAACCCTGCTAAAATAAAAACTAAAAAATTTAAAGATGTGGTTAACAAACACAACAGCCAGTTTGATTTAAAGACTAAAGTAGTATTTAAACCTAACAGAGCTTTACTATTTGATTGTCATGAGTATCATCAAGCAGATAATTTTGGAGGAGAAAGAGTTACATTAATTACATTTTTTCAAAGTATAAAAACAAAAGATGGTACAACTTTAAAAAGTCATATATCGGAATGTAACAAACGAGGTTGAAATGAAAACTGTAACAACTAAAGGGGGAGAAAATTTAGTGAAGGAGGAGGAAATAGAATATAAAATTTACCATTGGGGTCCTTTACTATTTAAAACTCACGTAAATGATAAAGATATTAAATCTTTAAAAAAACTTTGTAATGCTGCAACAGAAAATTGGTCTAAGAATCTAGCGGGTATTATCAAGGATGAAAAGCTAATTGATAAAACTAAATATATTAATATTGTAAGACCCTATTTTAGAGCGTATCAAGATGCTTATAAAACTTGGTATGGTCTTCACCTTAAAGGAGTTGAAGTCACAGCTTCATGGGTCAACTTTATGAAGAAGGGAGAATCTAATCCTCCACACATTCATCATGACTGTCACTTGTCTTCAGTATTATTTTTAGATATTCCTGATAAGATTAAGCAAGAACAAAAGAACTGGAAGGCTACCGGTAGTGGTCCGGCTGCGTTGAGTTTCTTTACAGGGAACCCACAAAATTTTCACACAAATTCATTTGAGTTTAAACCTGAGGTAGGAGACTTTTTTATTTTCCCATGGAACCTAACTCATACAGTTTCTACTTTTAGGTCTAATGTAACTAGAGTTACCGTTGCTGCTAATTTTAAAATAACAGACGATAATATTTTTGAAAAAAAGAAAGGCCAAAATGGAAAAGCAAAAACCTAGAGTCTATATAGCTATGCCCTGTTATGATACTATGAAGGTAGAGACGTGTGTATCGCTATTAAATACTTACGCAGTGCTCGCTAAGTCTGGAGTCGAATGTATCTTTAAATCTGTTAAATCTTCTCTGGTGACTCATGCGCGAAATTTACTAACGACAGGATTCCTGGCTTCAGGTTATGATTATATGTTGTTTGTTGATTCTGATGTAGAATTCTCACACGAAGCTGTATTAAGGATGTTAGTCCCTGAGAAAGATATTGTAGTAACTCCCTATCGATTAAAAGAAAATCCTTTAAAGTTTAGATATCCAGTTGAACATCTAAACCCTAATAATATAAAAATTTTACCTTTTGATTTAGTAGAGTTGAAGTCAGCTCCTGCTGGATTAATGCTAATTAAAAAAATTGTCTTTGAAAAACTGATGGACAAGCACCCTGAATTAAAAATAGAGTTTGACGATGACGCTCGAAAGAAGATGAATGCTGAAATAGGCTCGATGGAAGATGCCATCAAACGGTATATGTATAATTTTTGGGATACGACCTTTAGCTTAAAGACCGGGGAGTGGAAGGGCGAGGATCTCTCGTTCTGTGCCTTGGTCCGGGATGCGGGACTCAAGATCTACGCGAACCTAGACTCATGGACCACGCACCATGGATCATGGGGCTTTAGAGGAACGTTTGGTGATTCATTAAAAAAGAAGGAGGACAATGAAAAAGAAAAAGACACTGCATGAATACGCTAAGGAGTTTCCTAACAAAACATACCGGGAACTAGAGAAATACAGGGACGCTGATCGATGGGAAGAAGCTGAACGTATTTTGATTAAGGATGAAAACGATGGCCTTAAAGAAAAAATAGGTATTGGGCATAACCACCCACCGGAGGATGAATGAGAAAAGATGGCAACATTAAGGCGACATTATGGCACAAATTAGGCGGACATATACATAAGAGTTTCTGGAGATAAATGAGTCTTATTAAAAAAAAACATGAAAAGAAAGTGTCTTTATGTCCAAAAATAAAAAAAGATAGCAACACCAATGGTTACAATGGATTTTAGAGGACATTTTAGAGGACATTTTTTAAAAAAAGGACATTATATAATGTCCAAAGCAGTAGTGCCTCCGCGCGCGCATAAGGCTACTTAACATCAAGTGATTTATCTGGTAGAACCCTTATATGCCTAAGAGAAGAAGAAAACAAGTCGTAGCTCGTACAGCTCCCGAATTACCTTATCCTAAAGTCAGGGTGGAGTGGATTGATATCTTGAGTGACTCTGGCTGGGCAGATGATAAACAATTTGAAAGAATGACATTAGCTAAACCTGTCAATGAAGGTTGGCTATACTCTAAAGATAAAAAAGCAATTAAATTGTTTGCGTCTTTTGATCGGGAAGATGATGGCTCTTTGACTTTTGGGGATCGGACGATGATTCCGGCAGCTTGTGTGAAGAAGATGACGAAGATTTAGGTGCCTCCAGTGTTTCACCTTCAACAATCTTTGCATTTAACAGAGGTGCGTAGTCGTCTAAAATTTGTTTCATTTTTGCTTCTAATTGTTCTTCTGTCATATCCTCTAGTTTACCTGTTTTTATTATTTTGCGGTCTATATATAATCCCGCTGCTTTTCCTCTATTGGCTTCAGCATTTACTGCGCTGGAAAAACTTCCTTTCTTTAAAGCGGCTTCTCTCAACCTAGCAAGTTCAGCTACATGACCTTCGTAAGTTACTTCAAACTTCTTAAGTCTTTCTTCTTTTAGCCCACCTATATATCTTGCCACTAATGGTGACGTCCTAGGATTCATTAGTTCTGATCCTTCTTGTCTGGACCTCTTAGGAGAGTATCCGGCAAGGATAGCTGCTTCTGCTTGTGAGACAGGTCCTGATGGACCTCCGAATACTATAAATTCGGCGAATCTCATTTGCATTTCTGTTAATCTTTTTGGAACTCCCATGGTTGACAATTTAAGGTAACTATCCTATAAAGTCAATATGAAAGATGAACATGGAGAAATGTATATAGACGACGGTACTAATGGAGATCGAGCTGAGCAAGCTACTTATGAAGATGAATCGGCTAAGGCTAGACGTACTGTTACTATACCTCTTAAAGAGTATGATGAAATCAAACGTGAGGAGCATTTTATTAAAAGTCAAACTCTAATTGATATTATAGATAATATTGAAAGGTTAGTTAGAGCATTAAGAAAACATATAATAAGAAAGTGAAGAAAGGGATTTGTATAACAGCAGCTATGAAAGAGGATAGAACAACACTGAAGACAAATGATTTAGCAGGTCTGATTGAACAACATAAGAAAGAAAAGTGGGAATGGCAACAAAAAGAATCTCAATGGATAAAAGATAAGAATTTGTTAGAAGGTTCTAAAAGAATCATAGAGGAGATTTCTTCTACAGTAGTCGAGTTAAGAAAAAGAGTTAGCGAAGCTGAAGGGGAAACATCTATTGTAAAAGCAGTTGGAATGAATTCACCTGAGGTGCGTGCTCTCAAAGATAAGATTAAAGATATGGAAGGTAGATTACAAAGTGCACTAGATATTAATGATAATCATCAAAGATATAATGGTAAATTACAAACACAATTGACAGAAGTGATTGGAGATAATAAGAAGCTAGCAATACAAATTCAAGATTTATTGCCATCAGGCGGATTTGGAACAGGTAGTAGTTAATGCGAGTACAAGACATGCAACAATTTCTTACTTCCTTTACGGAAGGATCGGAAGCAGTGAGGAATGCTGTAATACTTTGTGAAGTTAATGGCACCTTGTATGATATTAGAAGAATGGAAGTGCATGAGAACTCTGCTCCTATCATTGGTTTCAAAGGTCATACTGCCCATAGATTAGTTTTAAAAACTGAAAAACCTTCTTCAATAATTCTTCCAGATAAGCTCAAACAAGACTACTAATGAACGAGGTTGTAACCTCGATAAAGACATGGGTCCAGAGGCAAAATTATATCAAAAACTTCGTAAAAAATCCAAGGGAATTATTTGGAATCGCATTGAAAACCTTAGCTCTTTGGGTACTCCTGATCTGTTGGGGTACACTACTAATGGGCACTTTTTTACTGTTGAATTAAAAGTTACAAAGGGAAACAAAATTAGATTTTCACCACATCAAATTGCGTTCCATAAAACACATCCGAACAATACATTTATCCTTGTCGAGGCCCTTGGTCAAAGGTCCTCGAAACTTTTTCAATACTTTTTGGTCCCTGGTTCACGGATCGGGGAGCTTGTAGCCTGCGGCTTGACGCCCGAGCTTGATGCTTGTGGCTTGAAGCTTGACGCCTGCTGCTTGAAACTTTCCCAGCTTGGCGCCTGACGCCTGAAGCTTGCGGCCTGTAGCCATTAGCCATGGCCCATGCTTCGTGGTACTTGGCTATTAGTTTAGATTCAGTGCTTGCCATAAATAACTCTGGCTGTGCCCCGGTCCCAACATTTCCTGCAATCGAGACATTTATTCCCCTGCTTAGACGCCGGACATGTCACCTGATTATGGTCAGTCGACACGCCGGACGTATACGGCCACCAGGTAGGAGCCACCTGTTGGTTGTTCATATGATCGGATAAAACTATTTTTAAATTCGTGGGGACCACAGCTGGATCCATCAGGGACAGGAACCGGGCCTCACGTGTTGGCAGCCAGTGTCTGGTGTCTGGTGTACGCTTGCAAACTTCGAATATATTCTTGAGATGCTGGACGCTCTGCAGGTCCCCGCTGTCATGCCACCTGAAGACAGGCTGCTTGTCAATTAATGTTACCATGGACTCTATCCATCTCGGGTCGTGGAGCTTCGCCAGCCGTCTGGATAGCGCGTCCTTCACATTGCGAAATCTATACCGGCCCTTAAGTGCATAGCACACGCTGCATGTTGAGCCCTTCACCGCTTGGAGCTTGGCGCCTGTAATACATGCGCTGGCCGGCAGGTTGAATGACGGTCCAGGCATTTTTGAAGGTGCGCTCAGGCCCCCAGAGATGAGTCTTGCTTCTTTCTTTAGCATTCTATTTTATATCTTTTAATTGTGTCAAGCTTGTGGCTTGAGGCTTGTAGCTTTTTCTTCGCTTAGTTTTTGAACGAAGCCCGGATATTCATCCTGCATATTTTCACCATATGCAGCGGCCCAGGCTTCTAGTATTTGTGCTAATGTGTACATTTTTCCTTTCTAAAAATTTAGTCTATATCATTTAATTATGTCTTTTTCATGGCGCCTGAGGCTTGTAGCCTGAAGCTTGAAGCTTCAC